ACTGTGGCATTTTATTGTAGAAGATATAGAAACAAATAAATCAATCACGGCACTAAAAGAGTATTGTAGCAAGATGAATAAAGACAATTTAGATATTTATATGGTAATTCAAAATGAACGTTTTTTGATATCGGAAAAACACAAGATATATGCGTATACAACGCTAAACTCGGAAAATAATGAGGAGACAGAAAAGAAAAAATATAAAAGTATAAACAAATTAGAAAGAATAAAAATAGAATTATATTCCTATCATGTAAATGTTCAAACAATAAAACAGTTTGTTGATGATTTGACGCAAAAATACAACACCGCAGTTCAAACTATGAGAGACAATAAGCGTTTTATTTACAAACAAGTGAATACAAAATGGGAGGATAGTACATGCGAAATGTGGAGCGAGGTTCAATTTAAAAGCACGAGATCTTTTGATAATCTATTTTTTGAAGGTAAAGTAGAAATACAATCCAAAATAGATTTTTTTCTACAAAATATGGATTGGTATTATGAAATGGGTATACCGTATTCATTAGGTTTTGGGTTACATGGCCCACCGGGCACGGGAAAAACGTCATTTATAAAGGCACTTGCGAACTATACAAATCGTAATATAATTGTCATATCGTTAAAAACTATAAAAACGAGGAAACAATTGGATACTATATTTTTTGAGGATAGGTATAATAGTGACAATAAAAAGGGCAGTATTACATTTGAAAAAAAAATAATAGTATTTGAGGATATAGATTGTATAGGGGAGATTGTCATGGATAGAGATAAAAAGAAACAAAAAGAGCAAAAAGAACAATTCGCTAATAAGTCCCGAAGTGTAGAAGATTTATTGTCCTCATTGGTTGACGGAGATGACAAGCCACAAAAACAACTAGGGTGTTTACAGTTTCCAGTAGAAGACCCTATAACGCTAGATGATTTATTGAATTTATGGGATGGATTACAAGAAACGCCGGGGCGTATATTAATAATAACGTCTAATAAATATCATGATTTAGATAAGGCTTTAATAAGACCGGGGCGAATTGACATTACGTTAGAGTTGTCTTATGTAAGTAGACCAGTTATTCGTGAAATGTATAAACATTTCTTTAAGGAGGATATCGATGAAGAAAAGTTGGCGCAAATTAAAGACCGATTTTATGTTCCAGCTGAAATAGTGAATATATATTTGGATGACATTCATGATAAGAATAAATTTTTGAATCGGCTTATAGAAAATGTATCTGTCTTGGAAGAACAAAGTTAACTCTTATAGAACCAACCCTTCTTTTTCGTTTTGTTTTTTTTCGTTTTAGATTTTGTTTTTTTGGTTTTATCAGTTGTATTTTTGTTAGTTTTATCTTTTTCATCATTCTTTTTAATCGCGTCTTGTGGCCTATATCTTAAAAACCATTCATCAAACTCGGGCTTTCCGCGTTTATCTTTCAATTCTACGTATTTTTCGGCTTTTTCGGCGCGAAGCTCTTCAACAGATGTTTGGTGGCCCATACAATTCAAGCTGAAACGCTTTAATAACCCCTTTTGCGCCAATCTATTTTTTTCTTGGACTTGAAATAAATAGTTTGCCATACATAGAATCCGATCTTTATCGTAATATGGTCTGTCAGCATACAAAAATGCCAACCAAAAACTAAGCATAGTATCAATAGTCGCTATTTTAATTTCATATCCATCTTCTTTGGTTATATTATAGCTATGGCATGCGATGGGCTGATAAATAAATGCGACAGTATCTTTTCCAACCTTTATTTCATAATGAGGGGCAATAATTTCGCCAATATTTGGGCGTTCAATGATTTGTATTTTTTTAACATCAATATCCATTAATCGTTCTTTAACAATTTGTGCTGTAAGTTTAGGGTCTTCTGAAATCACATCAAAATCGGGTATTTTTTCCAATTTGTGTTGTAGTTGCTTGGGCATATAATGCGAATATTTGGACAACGCATAACCGCCAAAAAACACCACACCTTGATCAATTAAGGTATGTTGTATATTTTCATATATTATATTTGCGTCGTGTGTATTAGACATTGGTCGTTGAAACTCTATAAATTGACATTCTTTGCCCTTTAGTGGGTAATGTTTATTTAACAATGTCAATCGTTTTAGAACTTTCTCCCAACGCGACACATCACCCGCCGGTCGCGATAATTCTAAATACATTCCCATTCGCAGTAAATTGGGTGGAGCATATAGTATTCCACCAACTTTAATGGATTCGCTCTTAATCGCCTTAAACAGTTCTTTTGGAATGCTCGTAATATCAGCAACGGGTATAAAATTCACAAATACTTTAAAGGTGCCATGATGTTGTCCGGATTTAGCCTCCACTTCTTGAAAGCCGTTTTGTAAATAGATATCAACCAATTCTTTAGCGTCATTAAGCGCATCCGCGCTGTAAAAATCGTAATCGGGTATTTCAACGTCTTTGTTATAGAATTGGTCTTGTTTAGGCAAAATGGCATTAATAGCCGTGCCTCCGTAACAGACAAGCTTCTTATTTCTTAAAAAGTTTTCTACAATGCCAATGATGCGCTTAACTTCGCCCGAGTTGGCCACTTTTCGGCCTTGTATTTCCTCCGCTTTGTCAACGGCTTGACGCAAAATAGCCAGTTCACAATCGGCAAATGTTAGGCCTTGACAAACTTTATCTTCTTTAAATTTAAAATGTGGCATCTATAATAAATAAAGATATTTTATTTGCGCCCCCATCGGCTACCCCAAAAAATATATTTGCCAAAACAACTTAAAGAACGACCCCCAAAAATGGGTCCTATATATCAAACTTGTAAAAGTCGGACTGAATTGTCTGTGTTGCGTAAGCTACATTGGGTGTTTGTTGTGGTGGTAGCGGAATAGTAACTGGTATGTAGCGAAGTTTTTCGGGTTTTAGAACAAATGCTGAGCCGTGATCGTCAAAATATGCGTCATTAATGTCTAAATTTGCGTCTACAGTAGTATATTTCATTGCCAATAACTGACAACCGGTGGTAGTAAGTGCGTTGAAATAAGGGTTAGGTGGATTAGTGCCGGCATCGGGCATACAAATAGTCATATTTTGCTTATTATACTCAATTAATTCGTCGGCGACGATTTGCATAGTGGCAATATCATTATAGCGAATGGCTTTCATAAAAACGGAATTACTAGTCATATTTATGAATTTGTAGAACTCGGGGCATTCTAAATAAGCGGTATTATTTTTTTCTACAATAATAATAACCTTGCCTAATAATTTTGACATAGGCACTGCGCCGAAATTTTGTCCTTGATATTCAGAATCGTATTCTTTGCCAAGTAAAATATTATCATATGATTTCAATAGGGTGGCAAAATTTTTATACATATCTTGGTTATTGCTTTTAATGCGTAGATGGATAATAATTGGATCGCGTATATTTGGAGCGGTGGACGACGAAAACGCATAATCGCGGATAACTGTCATTACGTCATTAAACGGGAGATAATTGAATGTTTCTTTAACATAATAGCTATCACTGGTTGAAGTAGCCACAATGGGTTCGTTATCAATGGAATAGATTTCAAAATCTAGGCCTCTCACTCCTTGTTTTAACAGATTTTTTAATACTTGAATGTCAACATAGTCGTTTTTATAACTGCCTACACTGCAACAATTATATGCGGTTTTTATATAAAAATCACGCAAAGAATATTGTTCACTCTGAATGTTATCTAATGATGTTATTTTTCCGTCTAATTCGCCGTGTATAGAATTCATTTCATTAAGCCCGCGTGTTTTTAGCCCAGTGTAATAAAAATACACCCCTATACTTATTAACACTACTAGAAAAGCAGCCATTGTTAAGGTTAAACTCATCATCATTGGCGATGACCTCATGGTTGTAAATGTGTTTTTTATTGTGTTTGTAATTTGTTTTGTTTTTTCTTCCATATTATATTATATAAATAAATAATTAAAAATATATTTACATAATTATATAAAATGAGTGGCGGTGGATTAATGCAATTGGTTAGTCAAGGCCAACAAAATATTATTCTTAACGGCAACCCTTCTAAAAGTTTTTTTAAATCTACTTACCATCAATATACCAATTTTGGTCTACAAAAATTTCGGCTTGATTTTGAAGGGTCCAAAACACTTAGATTGTCCGAAGAATCATATTTTACCTTTAAGGTCCAAAGATATGCCGATTTGTTAATGGATTGTTATTTATCTGTTGCGCTGCCTAGCATTTGGAGCCCTATATTGCCTCCGCAACAAATAAATGAAGCCAGTACGTCGCAAGGGTTGGGAAATATAGAGCAATGGGCTCCGTATGAGTTCAAATGGATTGAAAATATTGGTGCAAAAATGATTAGTAAAATACAAATTACTTGCGGTAATTATACTCTACAAGAGTTTTCGGGCGATTATTTGTTAGCAGCTGTACAACGCGATTTTTCAACTGCTAAAAAACTGTTATTTAATAAGATGACGGGAAATGTGCCGGAACTAAATGACCCGGCAAATTCTAATTCTCGTGTAAATTCGTATCCAAATGCTTATTATACAGATGATCTTGCCGGATGTGAACCATCAATTCGTGGCCGTATATTGTATATTCCGTTGAATTGCTGGTTCGGTTTGAAATCGCAAATGGCATTTCCATTGACGTCATTACAATATAATGAGCTCCATATCAATATAACGTTTCGTCCAATCAATGAATTGTTTGTGATACGCGATGTGTTTGATGCGACAAACAATTATCCATATATTGCGCCGAATTTTAACTCATGGTACATGCAATTTTATCGCTTTTTACAGCCACCGCCAAATATTGAATTAGGTATTGACGCATATTCGGATCAGCGGACACTGTGGAATGCGGATGTTCATTTGAATTGTACTTATGGGTTTTTATCCAATGAAGAAGAACGTGTTTTTGCGCTTCAAGAACAAAAATACTTAATTAAACAAGTTCATGAAAAAACATTTCCTAACGTAACTGGACCAAATCGCATTGAGCTTGACTCTATTGGTATGGTGGCGAGTTGGATGTTTTATTTCCAGCGAAGCGACGTTAATTTAAGAAACCAATGGTCAAATTACACGAATTGGCCGTATGATTATTTACCGGTTAACGTTGTTCAAGCGCCTACTAGTGGCAATTTTACTGTATATCGTAGTCAAAATGGAGCATTAGTACCCGTCAAAATAGGCCCGGGTGTTAACCCCAACGGAACTTTAACTGGCATTCTAATTAACCAAACTTATAATTTACAGAATGAGAGGCAAATTTTAGTCGCATTGGGTATTCTCTTAGATGGGTTTTATCGCGAAAATATACAACCGGCTGGAGTTTATAATTATATTGAAAAATATGTTCGCACTGCGGGGGATGCTCCCGAAGGACTATATTGTTACAATTTTTGTATTCACACTAACAACGCTGATTTACAACCGTCGGGGGCCATGAATATGAGCAGATATAATCAAATACAGTTTGAATTTACTACTATTATACCGCCGTTGGATCCTTTGGCGCAAAGTTTAACCATTTGCGACCCCGAGTCGGGTACAATCATTGGCATTAATAAGCCCACATGGCGTATTTATGATTACAATTTTGACCTACACGTGTTTGAAGAGCGTATTAATATGATTCACTTTATTGGAGGCAATGTAGGACTTGTGTATGCGACTTAGTAGTAATTGTTAAAATTCTATATGGCGACTATGTATGGATAAAGGTTTAAGACAAATATGCGTTGGATGCGGGAGGAAGTGTTTCATAGAATTGTCCCGTTGCGCTAATAGTTGTGGGGTAACTGGGGGCGGCGACTTCGGCCAATCCGGTTGGCTCGTCAAAGAAAAAGTCGGGAGCGCGACCTTCCCCATATTTGTCGCGTGATTCGCGTTTTTTGTTATAATATTCTAGGCCTTTGTTAAAAGATTCGGTCCATTTGTCTACACCCAAATAGGGTTGTTGTATTTGGGAATTTATGGAATTGGGGTATGCGGGGGCGAAATCTATGCCATGATCATTATAACCGTTTGTTAAATAGCTGTACTGTAGTGATTGATTGTTGCCGAGCTTGCCGGCATCTTCGTAGGGATCAGCAGCGGATTCTTCTTTTGGAAATGTGCGAGTAGGTCCGGGGTTACAACCATAACAGTCAATATCTGCGGTACATTGTTCGCGCGTAATGGCACATTGAGCTTGCGGGCCGCAGAAATTCTTACAACCGTAAGTGGTGTTAATAGGCATGTCAATAGTATGGCTATAAGCGGGTGATGTCAAATTATTATAGTCAATTACAGCATCACTAGGGTATGGGTTTATTTTTTTTGAAAATTCTTCAAATTCAGTTAGTCCTTCTTTTATAGAAT